TCCAATACCTCTTCAAATGATTTGGTAGTTAAAGACCTATCTAGGAATACTTTTTCTTCTGATGTAAACGGCACATCCAACTTAGAACCAAGTTTAGTTTTAAGATTGATTTTGTCGATTAGTTTAATTTCATCCCATTCAATATCTGTAAGGTCTCCGAAGAAGTCTCTTTCAAGTAACTGTTCGTAGCCTCTGTTAAAAGAACCGACCAAACCAGGGTATCTTGACTGGATTTTTCTTTCGATTCTAGCATCTTCAATGACATTGATATAAGTCCTAGGGCAACCTTTTAATTTCTCAGGGCTGTCATGCCAACCTTCAAATGGAGTTTCTAGTGCGTGACCAACTTCATGGCCAACAAACAAATCATATACATCTTTGTGCATATCATCCCACAGTGGTAACCCGAGAACACGATTTTTGAGGTCAAACCAAGCAGTCTTATAGTTACCATGTTGCACGGTAACATTCTCTTTAGCGAGTAGTTTCGGTAGTAGTGAAGATTTGTTCATATTAACTCCTTATCATTTAATATAGGTATATTATATCAGAAAATAGGGGTGTTGTAAACCCCCTAGGCGTTAAAAAACGATATTTTTTTATACTTTTTTCTTATATCCTTATAACTAAAGGGAATAAGTCTATCGTATTTTGCTGAAATTCTTGTGTTTAAAGAATTCTATTTTACTGCGGAACTTGTTCTCTAGCAGATCTCCCTTATGTGATATAATAAACACATTGGAATCATCATCTAGCGTACTTAAAATCTTTGTAAGATTCTCAACACCATCCACATCCAAACTTGAATCAAAGGTTTCATCCAAGATCAGCAGATTGGTACTGGCTGAATTCTTCATCTTAGCTATCTGTCTCCATGTAAATAGGAGAGACAAGTCAATTCTCTGTTTCTCACCTTCGGAGAATGATGCATAATTAAATGAATCTCTATGTCTTGACCTGATAGTTTCGTTAAAGTTTTCGTCCAGATGAAATGCAACAAAGAAGTCAAGAATCTGTAAATAGTTATTAATTAACCTATTCATAACTGGTAGATACTGTTTAATGACTTTGGTCTTAATCCCCGTGTCTTTTAGCATCTCACCGATTACTTCGTTATAGGTTCTTTCTTCAACATACTCTAGCTTCTTTTCAGTAGCTAAATCTTTTGACTCTCTCAATTGGCCAAGTTCTTTCTTAGCTCCTTTTAAGTCTCCAGACTGCCCAGATAACCCATTAATTTCTTTTTGTACTTTATCCACTTCACGTTGAATAACAGATATCTTATCATTGTTTGAGTTAATACGTTGCTGTCTCTGTCTCAGCTCATTTAACTTGTTCTTGATTTCAATACCTTCTCTTTCTGCTATAGCAACTTCTTTTTGAATATTCTGTATATCATTTTGAACATCAGAAGCTGTTTTCTTAATATCACTTAGTTTAGCAGTTTTAATATCTACACTAATCTCTTGTTCACAAGTTGGACAATTATCATTGTCTTCAAAGAATCTTGCATCTTTGACCAATGATTTAATCTTGTTATTATTCTGTGCTTGTGCAGTCTTAATGTCAGACATTCTATCCATGAATGTTGATTGTGACTTTTCTTCAGCCTGTAGCTGTACTGTAAGATTCTTACCTATAGTTTGAGAATCCTCGAATAGTTTACTAATCTCGGATTTATGTTCTTCTATAGACAGACGTTTCTGTTCCATCATGTCTTTATTAATAGATTGCAGATCTTTGATATACTTTTCTTGTGATTCCATCTTAGTCTTATATAACTCTATCTGATGGTTTATATCACCCAGTTCATCTTTGATTTTGGAGTTTCTTTCTTTTAATAGCATATTCATCTTTGAGAATATTTGGATATCCAATAGGTCTTCAATGACTGCTCTACGGCTCCACGCTGGTAGTTGCATAAATGGAATAAATGAACTACTTCCTAACACAACTACTTGGTGGAAAGACTTATGATTTAGCTTTAATATATTAGTTTCCAAGAATTTTTGAAAGTCTCGCATACTTGATGCTTGATTAATCATATTTCCATTCTGCCAGATTTCAAACTTGTTGGGTTTAATACCACGAACAATCTTAAATTCTGCATTACCAATATCAAACTCTACTTCTACTATAGCTTTCTTACCATTAATTGAATTAACCAATTGAATCTTGGCTATATCACGGTGGGGTTTACCAAACAGACCGAATGATAATGCATCCAATAATGTGGATTTACCAGCGCCGTTTTGGCCTACAATAAGTGTGGTTGGTGATTTGTCTAGTTTTACTTCAATGAATTCGTCGCCGGTGGATAAAAAATTCTTCCACTTACATGATTTAAAATGTATCATACTACCTCTAAGTTTTGTGCTTCAGTATATAATTTGCGTAGTTCAACCTTGATATGGTCTTTATCAAGTTCAGTATCTACTGCTTCAACATAGGAATCAAGTAGTTCGGTAGTATCTTCTAGCGAGACCTTCTCGTCTTCGACGCTGTCTCCCATATACTCCTCAAATGATTCTGCAATCTTTAACTCATATGTCTCAATAGATTGTAATTTATCCACAAATTTATCGAACATATACAAGTCATTTTTATTTATAACAATGAGCTTAATAAACTTTTTCTCATATTGAGATACATCCACATTGCTATAATCAGTCTTAGTATCGTCATAGATTACCTTCTTAAACATAGTAATAGGGTTACGCACAGGGGTAACTTCTCTTGTTTCTGTATCAAGAACATGAAAATACTTAGGGTCGTCAACATCTGCCCATGTAAACTCCATTTGTGAACCCAAGTACTTAACATTACCAGAGCTCGATCTTGTATGGAAATGACCAGATAGTACTAGTTCAAACCTAGAGAATATATCTGCATTCATACCGTGTGGATTCGGAACACCAGCCAATAAATCAAACCCCTTCAACTCTAAATGTGCTCCAAGAATAGGTGCATTACAATTAAGAGCCCACTTAGTATATTCTTCATAGTTGGCATTGTTAATCCATGGAATAACTGCGACTCCAAGTCCATCATAATCCAACACAGTGGGTTTCATTATAATATTTACATTACTTGTAAAATACCCTAGCAGTTCTTTGAGGCTACAAAGTTCGTTGGTGTTTTTGTAGAACACATCATGATTTCCGGGTATAATATCCATGGTAATCCCTGCATCACGCATAGGCTCAAGAAAATGCTTACGATTAGCATTAAGTGCTTTAAAGTTAACGAATTTTCTGTGTTCATAATAGTCTCCTAGGTGCAGGATATTTTTGATATTGTGTTCTTTTAGATACGGAAAGAATATTTCCTCATAAAATCTTTCTTGATACTTTAGAAATATATCTGACGAATTTCTTACCCCACAATGGGTATCATTTAAAATAGCTACTTTCATATATTATACCATAAATAATTCTAGTTTTTCACGTTCTTTTTCTTCTTTAGCAAATTCTTTAATCTTAGCGTCTTTAGTCTTCACTTGATCAATTCTTTGTCTTAAAGTATCAACGTACTGTAGAGTCTGTTCTGCTCCTGCATCATCCATACCCATAGCTACAAAATCTTCAATTCCACATTTCTCAATATATCTGAACTTAATGTCTTGTTGTTTCTTTTCTTTAGTTATTCGCCTAATAAAGGCGAAGTAGCATATCTGTGTAAAGTATGAGAATGCATTAGGTTTACCAGTCCTAGTGGCAGCTTCGATATTATAATTACTGATAGCTCTTAAACAATTTTCTACTGCATCCATAACCATTTCTTCGCGATATGTATATCTTACAAAGTTCGGTCTGTGAGATAGACCCTCCGCAATCTTAATAAAGCATTCAGCAATATAATTGGTTACTATAGGTGCATCTGTATCAGCTTCACGAGCAGCAAGTGCGGATTTAGCATAATCATAGACTGCTTCAGAGAAGTCTCTGTTATTAACGTAATGTGGTTTTTCTTTGGGCTTTAACTTGGCCATATTTGGGTTTCCTCCATAATTAGTATATTATAACACATTTGAGTGACAATGTAAAGAGCTAATTTAATTTAAATATTTTTAACAAAATGGTTGACAAATAGGGCTGAATAGTATATAATATATTAGTCGTCCGGGGGGATAGAGGTATACTATAATTAATGTATAGTTTCTTTACTCTGGATGTGGTCGTCATACTCATCATACTCATCTTCTACTTCAAATTTATTAGCTATCTGATTAGTTATTCTCTCTACTATAGCTTCCATTGACTCGGGTGGTGGGAGTGGTTCTTTCTTAGCTAATGCATACTTAATATATTCTTTCTTTATATCTTCCACAACACTAGAATCACCTATAATATTATGTTTGTCTATAGAATACTGCTTCTGTTCAGAGAAAGGAAACCATGGAGAGAACTGGTAACCGCCGACCATAGTACTATAAACAGCAACTGGCCGTTCAATCATATAATTGTCTCGGTTATTATTACTCACTAATGCAATGATATTATCACCATTAATAAGTTTAAAATTTCTAATATTAAGGTCTTCCATATTATATATTTATATCATACACATTGTAGTTAAATTTCTCTTTAGCATATATTTTAATGCGCTCTGCCGCATGAACCAAGGTATAGTTCTTCTTACTCTTCCAATGTAAATCATCTGCAATATCATATACTTTAGTATTTATCCCATCTGCAGATTTTCTTAAGCCACGACCAATACTCTGTAATACTCTAATTTGTGACTTAGATGGGCTCGCGAAAATTATATTATGAAGGCGTTTAATATTAATACCAGTTGAAAAAGTACCCATAGAAGCAACGATAATAGCGTCATCCTGTCCTTCAGTAATAGCCCTAATCTCTTCCCTAGTGTCGACATCCGTTTCGCCACTGACATAGAATAATCTCCTCTCTATAATATCCATCTTTTTAAATTTTTCTTGTAACATGTTATGTAGA